GAGTTGAAAGAAATCGCATTCAGCGAACACGATTACTGGGAACCGGACATGGTAATCGTCGAGGCCAAGGCCAGTGGTCGCCCGCTGATTGACGAGTTGCGCAAGCGCGGAATCCCTGCTGTTGGGTTTTCACCGGGGCGTAAGGCTGGGGGTGGGGGTGTCGACAAAACGACCAGAATGCATTTGGTTTCCCCTTTATTCGAATCTGGTGTAGTATGGGCCCCGGAAAACAAGCGGTTTGCCGATGAGGTCATTGAGGAAGTTGCGTCTTTCCCCGCTGGGGATCACGACGATTACGTCGACTCCATGACGCTTGCGTTGATGCGGTTTAGACAAGGTGGTCTGATATCGCTACATGTAGATGAGGATGACGAAGAAGAGTTCATACCTCGTAAACGGGAGTATTACTAATGGCCTTACCGCCGCGCTTTCAGGGTTCTATGGTTGACGCGCCGTTGAGCGCGACCCCGGTCGATCCTTTTCTCGGTACACAGGAGGTCATGGTTGATGAGCCTGTAGATTTTGAGGGCGGGGCCGAAGTCACCGAGCAAGAAGACGGCTCGGCGATAGTGCGATCCATGATTGAAGCGGCAGAAGCTGAAGCTGCGGCCGGCGCTGAGATGATCGCGTTCGAGGACAACTTGGCTGAGTATCTGGATGACTCAGTGCTGGGTGAGTTGGCCAGCGAGCTGGTCGCTTCGTATGAGGAGGACCTTGAGTCTCGGTCTGACTGGGAGAACACCTACGTCAAAGGTCTCGAGCTCTTAGGCGCTAAGATGGAAGACGAGCGCGCAGAGCCGTTTGAGGGTGCCTCTGCGGTGACACATCCACTTGTGTCCGAGTCGGTTGTCCAGTTCCAAGCCCAAGCGTACAAAGAGCTCCTCCCGTCTGGCGGGCCAGTTCAAACGCGCATTGCGGGGCTTCAGAACCAAGAGACTGAGGCGCAGGCGGCGCGTGTTAAGCACTACATGAACTACCTCGTGACTGAGGAAATGGAAGAGTTTGATCCGGATATGGACCAACTCCTGTTCTATCTCCCGCTGTCAGGATCGACGTTCAAGAAGATTTACTTTGACAACATCCTCGGTCGCCCGGTGTCAAAGTTCATTCCGGCGCAGGACGTTGTGGTTCCGTACTCAGCGACGGATTTGATCACGACGCCGCGCATCACGCACGTGCTGAAGATGACTGACAACGAAATTCTCAAGCAGCAGCTTGGGGGTTTCTATCGTGATGTTGATCTTCCGACCGGTGGTATTGGCGATGATGACGAGGTCGATGACAAGGTAAGCGAGATCCAAGGTGTCACTAAGAGTTTTTCCGACGATGTTCGGACGTTGCTCGAGATGCACGTTGAGTTGGATATTGAGGGTTTTGAAGACACAGACGTCAATGGTGAGATTACCGGCCTGAAGCTCCCGTACATTGTCACTCTCGACAAGGACAGCCAGACCATACTGGGCATTCGGCGTAACTATCGCCAAGAGGACCCGTTGCGCAAAGCGATACCGTATTTTGTGCATTACAAATTCATGCCGGGCCTTGGTTTCTACGGCTTTGGTTTGACGCATATGATCGGCGGGCTGGGGCGCGCTGCTACCAGTATCCTGCGTCAGTTGATTGACGCTGGCACGTTGTCCAATTTGCCGGGCGGCTTCAAAGCACGCGGTATTCGCGTTCGTAACGCAGATGAGCCGATTCAGCCGGGCGAGTGGCGTGATATTGACGCTCCGGGCGGGGCGATCCGCGAGTCGATCATGCCGCTACCGTACAAGGAACCATCGGCAACGTTGGCACAGTTGCTCGGAGCGCTTGTGGAGGGCGGCCGACGCTTCGTGTCTGTGGCAGACCAACAGGCCTCCAACATGGGTCAGGAAGCGCCTGTGGGAACGACTGTGGCGCTCTTAGAGCGTGGCATGAAGGTCATGTCCGCGATCCATAAGCGGTTGCACTACGCGCAGAAGAAAGAGTTCCGTATTCTGGCGCGTATTGTACAGGAAAACGTACAGGCATACCCTTATCAATTGCCTAACGGGGCGCCGCAGCAGATCCTGCAGCAGGACTTCGACGGTCGTGTTGATATCCTTCCGGTCAGTGATCCGAATATCTTCTCGATGGCGCAGCGCGTGGCGCTTGCTCAGGAGCAATTGAAACTTGCCCAGAGCAACCCGCAGATGCACAATCTCCATGAGGCGTACAAACGTATGTATCAAGCTCTGGAGATTCAGAACATTGAGGAAATACTTCCGCCCCCGCCCCCTCCTCCTCAACCGCAACCAACCGATCCCGCAATGGAACACGCAATGTCTTTGGGTGGGGCGCCGCTGAAAGCGTTTCCGGATCAAAACCACGATGCGCACGTACGGGCGCATGTTGAGTTTTTTAGGTCGCCGTTTGTCCAGAATAACCCGGCTGCCATGCCAGCTATATTTGCTCATATACAAGAGCATGTTGGGTTTATGGCTAGAGAGCAGGCTATGGGCGGGGTTCAACAGCAAATTGAGCAAACGCAACTCGCTGTGCAAGCTGGCGCGGTTGATCCACAGGAAGCGCAACAGCAGATTGCAGCTGTTCAGCAGACAATGCAAAACCCTGTTGAAGTAGAAGCATATGTGGCGTTGCTACAGGCGCAGATTCTCCAGAAACTTATGCCTGAGCTTGCGCCGCCTCAGCCTGATCCCATGTCCGATCCGTTGGTCCAAATCCGCAAGGCTGAGGTAGAAGCGAAGCAACAAGAAAACCTCATGGACGCTCAGATTGATGCAAAGAAATTGGAGTTGGAAGAAGCCAAACTACAGCAGAAAGCCATGGCGGAAGCGGCTCGTATGGAACTTCAAGAAGACATCGCAGACGACCGAAACGCGGTAAATCGAGAGCGCATAATGATGCAAGCGCAGATGGCCCAGCAACGCAATAGAGGAGCGTAACCATGCAGTATGGAATTGAGGGGCTATTCTCCAGCACAATGCAGCAATCGCCGCAAGCGATGCAGCAAAGCAACCAGCAGCAAAGCGAGCTACAACAATCTCCGTACGGTATGCCCCAGCAATACGGTATGCCCCAGCAATACGGTATGCCCCAGCAATACGGCATGCCCCAGCAATACGGCATGCCTCAGCAGTACGGTATGATGCCTCAGCAGTACGGTATGATGCCTCAGCAGTACGGTATGATGCCTCAGCAGTACGGTATGCCTCAACAATACGGTATGCCTCAGCAGTACGGTATGCCTCAGCAGTACGGTATGCCTCAGCAGTACGGTATGCCTCAGCAGTACGGTATGCCTCAGCAGTACGGTATGCCTCAACAGCAGCAGCAGCAGCAGCAGCAGCAGCAGCAGCAGCAGCAGCTTGATATGTCTAAGCAATCACCATTTGGCATGCATCAAACCAGAAATTCATTATTTGCCAATCAGACGGTTGGGCTGCCTCCGAAAACAGCCGTTAATGTAAATAAGTTCGTGAAACCTGCGCGACCTGCGATGTCTCAAGAAGAACTTGCTGCTCGCCAAATGGAGCGGCAACTAACGTCAAATCAAGACAATCTAGCTGCCACCAATAACACCTTAACATCACAAGCGCCGCAGAAAGGGTCTTTTGACACTTTAAGGAACTTCGCTACTCGCAACGCGGGGTCTATTAGTCCATTCGCATCTTTGTCGCTTATAGATGGACCCGATGGCCCAGAACCTCTAGACCCAAACGGCCCCTCTGTCGAAGGTGTTCCGGATAGTTTTGTGCAGCAATACTATAGTGAACACCCTATGAGGGTTGGTTCTCCGGGTATGGCGGATAAGGCAATTAAAGAAGCGTACAAGCGTAGTTTAACGCCGGATGAGCTAGTTGCACCTAGATATGGGCCGAGCGGTCCACAGCAGTACGGTGTTTCGCCTTACGGAATGCAACAACCAATGCAATCTCCATACGGTTTGCGGCAACAAATGCAATCTCCTTACATGCAGCAGTCTTACGGAAGGTCTCCGTTTGGTATGCAACAGCCGAGACAAAATTTTGCACGTCAACGGATGTTGCAGGGCGCGTTTGGACTTATGAATAGAATGCCTAGCTTCAGGGGATATCGATAATGCCAACGATACAGATCAGCATTTTGCCAGACCTCATCCCGGTTGATCAGTACGATGACGACGATAACGGCAACAGCTGTCCGCTACCGACGCAAGACGCTGACTTGAACGAGGAAAACAAAGAGGCCGCAGTTGAGAACGCCGGTTATCGTGACCCGGCGGATGGCGGTGCGTTTCGTTTGAGCGAGGTGTGCGGTAACTGCAAGGCGTACAACCAAACAGAAGATATCCTTGAGTGCATTGGCGATGAGTCTGGCGATCTCGGGTATTGTCAGATTCACAAATTCGTCTGCGAGTCAGCATATACCTGTGATGATTGGGTTGAAGGTGGTCCGATGACTTCCGATTCCGAAGAGACTTACAGAGATAATATGTAATGGATGTTGTTGATTTCGCAAAACATGTTTACAAGGTTCTCCGAGAACGGGAAAATGATCTTGTTCAGAATCTTGCTACTGGCGGTCCGAAAGATTGGGAACAGTACAAGATGATCGTGGGGGAAATACAGGGTCTTTCCTTTGCGAGGGATGAAATGAGGGCCCTGCTGGAGAACCACGAAGATGGATTTGACGAGTCTGGGTGACATGTCAATTAAGCCGGCATCTGCTGAAAAGGCGTATGTTTCGGCTTCGGATCGGGTTTTAGACCCGAGTCTCGTTGAGAAAAGTTTGGTTGATCGACTTCCGCAGCCTTCGGGTTGGCGGATTTTGGTCATGCCGTTTCAGGGTGTCGCCAAGACATCTGGCGGCTTGCATATTCCGGACGAAGTTCGGGATCGTGAAGCAGTGGCTACGGTTGTTGCTTACGTGCTCAAGATTGGACCGTTGGCGTATAAGGACCCGGACAAGTTCGGACCCGATAGTGCGCCTTGGTGCGAGGAGGGGCAATGGGTCTGCATTGGTCGATATGCAGGCTCTCGGTTCAAGATTGATGGCGGTGAAGTTCGTATCATCAACGATGACGAGGTGATCGCGACCATTCTTGATCCACAGGACATCAAATCAGTTTGAGGAGGCCGACATGGCTGAAGAAGACGAAGGTCAAGAAATCATTCTTGACGATGATGCGCCTGCTAACGACAAATCTGAACAGACATCAGATGCTGAGGTGGCGAAAGCCGCTGAGCGCGTTGAAAGCGGCGAAGACGATCTAAGCGACTATAGCGCCAACGTACAGAAGCGTATCAAAAACCTTACGCAGAAGTACCGCGAGGCTGAGCGCCAGCAGGAAGAGGCGACGCGTGTCGCACAACAGCTTCTGCAGGAAAATCAGCACCTCAAAGGTCGCATGCAGAAGCTGGATAGCGGCTATCTGAATGAGTATGGCACTCGCATTGAGACGCAGATTGCGGCCGCGCGACGCGCATACAAAGAAGCCTATGAATCTGGCGACACAGACGCCATGATCGAAGCCCAAGAAACGCTCGCTAGGGTGACGACTGAAAAAGATCGTTACGATCTTGCTAAGCGTCGCGCAGCGCAGCAACAGCCGGCGCCGCAGCAGCAGCAGCAGCGGCAATATCAGCAGCCGCAATACCAACAGCCGCAGCAACCAAAGCCTGACCCGCGCGCACAAACGTGGGCGGAGAAGAACGAGTGGTTTGGTCAGGATGAAGTCATGACCTATGCGGCTTTTGGGATTCATCGAAAACTGGTCGAAGAAG